GCAGACCTTGCTGCACAGATGATTCCTAAGATGTGTAACTGGGACACTGTTGTTGAGAAAATGTTCTATCGAATCAGGGATAATGTTCCTGGTAAGGGTGAAGAAGTTTATACTCGGTACCAGATGGGACTTAGAGACAGTACAATAGGCGAGCGTTGATATGGGTTCTGTTCAGCTTCGTTGTCCTACTGGGCCAGGTAGATTACTTGCTATTCTTCGGCAGAATGGTGAGCGTCCTCGTTATTTAGATGACAACACTGTAGAGTTTGCGTGTAGTGACTGTGCTCGTGATTTGCGTAAGCAGGGCTATGATATAGCTCGTGTTCTTCACCGTTTTAATTTTGCTGGGGATCTTGTCGAGACAGTTGAGATAGCACGAGGAGAAGAAGCGAGGGGTAAGTAGAAAGGAGAAAGCGCCGATAGATTAAGTAGAGCCGCTAGAGGCTAATCCATATTTCCTTAGTCTCAAAGGAGACAACAGCATGTCTACTAAAACTTTTGAGGGCTTTAGTATTAGCCACGCGGCCATTCTTAATGGTTCCACTGGTGCCGATGAAACTTTCGGTGATATTTACGGTGTGAACGAAGGATCGCTTGAGGCTGATACCGACAGCTTTGACAACCCTGGTGACAACACTGTGCTTTCGACGTGGTTCTGGTTCAACTTCGCCAACGTCACGATCCAGGCCGGGTATGTCCCGTTCGATACCATTGCGCTGCTTAGCGGCACCACTGTTACGTCGTCTGGCTCAGCGCCTAACGACCACTACAGCGTACCGCTGTGGACTGAAGAGTCCCTGAACCAGCCAACTCGTCCCATGCGTATTCGTGTTCCTGCTAAGGACACTAACGGTGTGACGCGTAACCTTGACTTCATCCTGTACAAGGTGCAGTTCCAGCCATTCAGCTTCGATGGTCCGTCCTACAAGGATGGTCTGAAGCTGAACTACTCAGGCCGCGCACTCATCTCGTCTGTGGACGAGACCGGAGCTAGCCTGACTGACCGTGCAATTGGTCGTTTGGTTAGCCGTCCATCTTAATCCTAGTTAGGTAGGAGGGAAATATCCCAAGGGTTTCCCTCCTACCTGGCTACTTATAACTGAATATGAAAAATCGAATCTCTTAGATAAGGAGCAGCTATGACTGCCGTGCAAGACGAAGTAACTGAAACTGACATCAAGGTGTCAGAAGAAGATATTCTTGATCCCGTTCCTGCAACCTACACTCTGGTTGACGGTACGGTTGTTTCTATTGAAGATCTGAAGACTCGTCAGTTCTTCCGCCTTTTCCGTATCATTACTCACGGTGCTCCTGCTTATATGGAAGATGGTATTACTTCCCTGTTTGATGGAGAGGGCGAAGAGATCGTTGGCCGTCTTTTGGCTATGGTTGTTTTCTCCATCCCTGAAGCTGAACAGGAAACCATTGACTTCCTTGTCAGTATGGTTAAGCCAGTTGGTCTGACTGAGGGTAACAGTCTGTCTAAGCAGGCAATTGAGCGCAACCGCTCTTTGTGGGACGACGTTGATAAGGCACTTGCTAACCCTGAACTGGAAGATACCTTTGGGATTGTCGAGTTGATTATCCGACGTGAAGCAAAGGACTTGGCAGCCTTGGGAAAACGCCTACTGTCGATGCTGGAACTGGCTCTGAAGACGGGGCAAGACAAGCCGAGCGCCTCGTCAAAGACCTCCAAGGCATCGACCCAGAAGGCTTAGTAGGAGGACTGTCTCGTGCATTTGACTTAGTTAGTTTTGAGTATGGTTGGGATGATAAAACAATTCTTGACCTCACTCTTAAACGGCTTCGTCAGATCACAACGGCAATCACTTTACGACGGTACATGGAGGAGCGAAAGAATAGAGCACTCGTTTCCTGGCAGACGCAAACACTGAGCACTTTTATTGCGGCAGCTAGTGGCGCGGGCGAGGACTTTGTGAAACAAGCTCTTGCAGTATCACTTGATCCACAAGAAGAGAAAGCGAGTACGAAAAGTAAGGAGCCGCAGACAGGCTCTTATGAGCGGCTTATGTCTGGCCTTGCGCCGGGTATAACTCGTCCACGGTAAGGAGGGGTTGGCAATGGCGGAAAGAGATTACCGCGTCAAGTATACCGCCGTTGCCAACTTCGGAAAGTTTCTTCAGTCTCTGAAGAATGTTGAGAAGCGTCTTGACGCTCTTAATGATAAAACTGTTAAGGGTACAAAGAAAGCTACTGACGCACAAGAAGATCAGACAGACGCAGTAAAAGAAACCACCGCTGCTCGCCAGAAAGATTCTAAGGTAGCAAAGAGGACAGCTTCTGCGGTTAGTTCTGCTGAAGCTAAGGCAGCGGCTGCCAAAAAGAGGTCCGACAAAGAAGCTCTAGCGGCCCAAAAGAGACTGGGCAAGGAGACCTTTCAGTGGATTCAGCGTCTTAACAGGGCTAAGATTGCTGCTGATAAAGAGAACACAGCGCGTCAGACACGTTCTTACAGAGACGATCTGTCTCGTCAGAAGAGTTTAGGCGGAGAGACTTTTCGACAGATTAACCGTATCAGTAAGGCGTGGAACGCTGCTTATAAAGAGAAGGAAGTGCGTGAGTCGCGCGCTTACAAAGAGAGTTTATCGAAACAAGAGAAGCTGGGTAAGGAAACTCTTCAACAGATTAGCCGTATAAATAAAGCGTGGGATGCTGCTTACAAGGAGAACGCAGTACGTGAGACACGCGCGCACAAGAACATAAAGGATAATCTTGATGAGCAGCTTGTTGGATACAAGCGTCTAGCTGACGTTTTTAATAAGCAGATCTCAGGAAAAGATTCCAGTGCTCTTGGTAGGATTGACGGCGGCTCTGGTGACCTTATTACCGAGGTTAAAAAGGCCGAGAGTGGTCTTCAGACTTTCATGGATACTTTGGACGCTGTTCGTGGGAAGTTGTCACCTACGCAGGTAAACGCGTACCGAGATTCCATGCACAATCTTAGCTTGGAGTTTGGTTCTAATGCGAAGAACTTTGATTCTCACGCGCACGAGCTAGCTTCTAATGCGGCTGCTATGGCGGAGAGTAATCGTCAAGCAGACGAAGCGAGTAAGAAGGGCACGAGAGTACAACGTACGTATTCTAAACTGACCGGGGTCATGAAGGCAGTTGGTGGAAGTTTCTACCAAGTCAAGGCTGCTTTCCTTGGTCTGGGTATTGCTACTGTTGCGTTCTCTTTGCAGTCTATTGTGTCCTTGTTGGCTGCTGCTGGCGGTGCCGCTGTCGTTTTCGCTAATGCTTTGGCACAACTCGGTGGGGTGATTGCTACTGTTCCTGGTGGTATTCTCGCTGTGGCAGCGGCTGCTGGCGGTGTAGCCCTTGCATTCAGGGGTGTGGGTAAAGCGTTCTCTCTGTTCGGCAAGGAGAATGGGTCTCCTGTACCTAAGACGTACGCCGAAGCTCTCGCACAGATGGCTCCCGCTGCTCGTAAGGTCGTTGGTGCGCTCACTGATCTCTACCCTGCGTGGCAGAAGGTTCAGAAGGCCGCTCAGAAATCTTTCTTCGGGCCTATCGTTCCACAGGTAGGTAAGTTCAAGACTATCTTGAGTTCTCTGAAGCCTATCCTCTCCTCTGCTGCTGGTGCTGTCGGTAAGGTAGCAGCTAAGGGCGTTGAGATGATGGCCTCTGGACCGTGGCAGGATAGCTTCGCTCGTCTGGGTAAGTCGAACGTCAAGGTCATCGGTTCTCTAGGCGACGCACTTCTGTCTGTTATGGACGCGTTCCGCCTGATCGCTGACGCTGCCCGTCCGTTGACAAAGTTTGTTGGTCAGACCATTGCTGGGCTGGCTGACGACTTCCGTGACTGGTCTGCCTCTCTCAATGAGAACTCTTTCGACACTGTTGGTACGAGACTGACACAGTTCATCAGTATTATTAAGAGCTTTGGTTCTATCATCTCTTCTGTCTTCAAAGCAGCGGGCGATACGACCGATTGGCTCATGCAACGTTTCGACGCAGTTGCAAAGGGCTGGGCTGTCACTGTTAAGGGCGCTTCGCAGGAGGGAGGGAAGCTTAATAAGTTCTTTGATGACCTTAAGCCTGTTCTCTCTGAGGTTGGTAAGTTGTTCGGAGATATTTTCCGTGGGCTTGCTAGTATGGTGGATCTTGGTGCGCTGACTACTAGTATTGGCGTGATCAGGACTGAGCTTCTTCCTGCTGTTTTTGAGTTGATGCGGGTGCTTGGGCAGCCAGAGAACATGGATAAGTTTATTCGTGCCATTGCTTCTATTGCTAGCATTTTTGCTAAGCTTATTGACTCTGGTGTTCTAACTTTTGTTACCTCTCTTATCACTGTATTTGATGTTCTTGCTACTATACTTAATACACTTGCTAGTATTCCTGTTATTGGACAGTTCGTTAAGCTAGCTGGAACTGTTGCTGGTCTTGTTGGTGCTGGTATTATTGTTATTGGTATCTACGATAAGTTTGTTACGCGTCTGGTTAGGTTGGGGGCAGCCGCGAAGAAGGCGGCGGTAGCCGTTGGCTTGCTGAAGACCGTCGAGACAGTCGGAGACGCTGGCGGACTAGCAGCAGGCAAGGGCGGCAAGTTCTCCAAGTTCCTCGCTGGCATCCCGGCCTTGGCAGGCACAGCGGCGGGAACAGTAGGCGCAATCGCAGCAGGCATCGCAGCCGTGGCCGCTGCGATCACCGTGGGCGCGGTCAAGCTGAACGACTGGTACACGGCAAACGAGATCAACGCGAAGTCATCTTCCCAGTGGTCAGACGAACTCAAGCAAAACGCCAAGGATCTCCAGGTGGTCAGCAAGATGAAGCCACCGACTCAATCCACAGTTCCTAGCGGGAGTAATCAAGCAGCACCGACGACAACCACCCGCTTTGAACCAGGAACGACCGCAGACGACATCGCGGCCTACGACCGCGCCCAGAAGTTCAAGGCGGAATTGCAGGACGCGCTACGAGTCGGGGATGAAGGTCTAAAGCGGCTCGACTCCGTGCTTACCTCTTTCGGTAGCTCCCTTGATTCTGAAGGCTTCGCCACGTTTGTCGATAACGTGAAGGCACTAGGACTCAACACGGAGCAGGCGGCGGAGAAGATGCCGCAGCTAACCAGTTTCCTGGCCCAGTACGGCACCAACCTTGAACAGTTCAAAACAGATCCGTTCACTCAGGCACGGGTCGGTGCCCAGAAGTTCTTTGACACGTTGGCAAAGGGAACCGCTAACGCCGCAGTAGTCGAGCAGGCTCAAGCTCGTCTCTCGGCAAGTCAAGCCAAGTTCAACACGGCGGTAGCCAAGGGTAAGTACGAGCAGCAGGCTTTCTACTCCACGAACGCACAAGGCATCCCGGTCTTAGGAGCTTTCGGCCAAGCAGTCACTACCCAAGCCCAAGGCATTGAAAAGTTCTATCAACAGCTTCTCTCGTCTGGCGTGAGCGCAGACGTTGCCAAGGCCAAGTACGGGCAGATGACCGCTCAGCTATATGCCTCCCTACCTGCTTGGGCACAGAACGCCACCGAAGGCCAAAAGCTGATCTCCGTGATGAAGAGCGCGTCAAACACGCCTATTGAAATCCAGATCCACGAAGGCAAGCTACGCAACACGATTGCCGATATTGACGCGCAGATCAACAGGCTCAGCAGGAAGAAAGCAACGCCAGAAGCAACGCTGAAGATTGACGAACTCACGGCAAAGAGAGCTCAGGCAGAAAAAGAGCTTCATGATCTCGAAGCCAACGAAGTAGATCCGAACGTCAAGCCCAAGAGTCTCGAAGAGGCAGACGAGATCATCTCGAAGCTTCAGAAGGACAAAGAGATTCTGTCTCAGACAACTCTTGTCAGCGTCGATGGATCAGCAATCAGCACCATTGAATCCCAGCTACTCAACGCCATTAGCCTCAAGGCTCAGCTTTCCTCAGGCGGCGGCGGTCGAGCATCAGGAGGAGAAACGTCAGCGACGAAGGTTGCCGGAGCGAACGGCGGTATCGTTCCCGGCCAAGGCGACACGGATTCCGTTCAAGCTCTTCTCATGCCCGGAGAGTTTGTGATCCGAAAGTCAGCGGCGAAAGCTATCGGATACGACAACCTAGAGAAACTCAATCAGACGAACAGCAAGGGTGACTCAGGCTTCAGGAAGCGCCGTACTCGATACGCCACGGGCGGCATCGTCGGACTCGCACAGCGATTCGAGAAAGGCGGTCGAGCGGCTAAGTCTCCGTCAGATCTTGCTTTTGAAGCCGGATACGCCATAGCCCTCAACGAAGCCAAGGCACGCGCCAAGTACTCGAAGATGAAGCCCGCCCAGCAGCGTGCCTACGATGCGAGAGAAGCTGGCAACGAAGCCCGCACGAATCGTGAGGAAGCTCTTCGCCGTCGAGATCGAGAGCTAGAGAATCAGCGCCGTTCTATTCGAGATCAGATCCGCGCTCAGCAGGCACTCGTAGAAGCCCAAGAGCAAGCACGCGTAGCAATTGAAGACATGGGCAAGACCGTTGCTCAGCACAACTCAGGATTCACTCAGCGCCAAGCATCAAGCGAACTCAACAGCGCCAAGCAGAACGCTAAACGGGTGCTTGCTGACTCCAACTCAACAGCGGTAGACCGGGAAGCAGCACGGGTGGAACTCGAAGCAGCCCAGCTTCGTTATGACGAGAGCCTCAAGCAGATCGAGAAAGACAAAGCTGACTACGCCAAGCTCACAGCAGCAGGTATCGAAGGCTCCGATGGAGTCATTGCCGCTCGTGATTCCTTGACTGACTTTGGTTTCTCGCTTCAGGATCTCGCCGTGAGTCTTCGTGAAATCAACGCCATGATTCCTACGGCAGAAGGCGGCACGCTAGCCACTCCCAAGGGCAAGGCCAAAAAGAAATCTAAGCCCAAGGGCAAGAGAGCAATGGGCGGTCTGATCGAAGGTATGCAGCCCTACCTTGTGGGCGAATACGGCCCAGAGATCGTCCTACCGGCAGAACGGGGCAGGGTGATGACTCATGCCCAAACTCAGAAGCTCGTGAGTCCTCAATTCTCGTTCAATCCCCTGCCGATCACGCCCAAACTTTCCGTGCCAGACGCACCACGAGTCAAATCCACGAACGTCACCCATGACAGTTCTCGACGCTTCACTATCGAAAACCAAAACATCAACGTCCATAACCCCTACCGGGAACGCTCCACGGACTCAATCCAGCGGCAACTCAAAAAGATGACAAGTCGGGAGTACTAAGTCGTGTTTGATACAGGGCAATACGATCCGTCAGTGCATACACTGTCGCAGTACCGTCGCGCTTCGACAACTTCTGACGAGTCATGGCGTACGACGAGTGCTGACGAGTGGTGGTCTGTTGATGGCGTGTCTCTGAACAGGTACGCGTGGGCCGTATCTAATTTCGGAGGGTCTCCTCGTGGATTTCCTGGCCTTCGAGGGTCTGATCCTGTGTATGCGTACCGTGCCGGACAGGCTTTCCGTCCTAAGATTGCAGCGTCTCGCACAATTGTTCTTGAGATGTACGTGAACGGTCTTGATCCTGATACGAACTTGGAAACAGGGGACTCTGAATTTCAGTTTAATCAGAACTGGGAAGCATTGCAGCGACTGTTCTGGACTCCTGACCGTCAGGTAGAACTGACACGACGTTGGCGAACTCTTGAACGCGACGCTAACGGTGAGGTTGTTTATCGTGATTCTGAGACTGGCGATGTTGTTGATGCCGGAGAGTCGGGGGCGGTGGCCGGACAGAAGATTCTTGAGGCTACTGCTCGGGCACAGATTGGTGGAGCGATGGAACCAGAGATGACTGGTCGTAATCGCGCGACGTTCTCTGTTGATCTTGTTCTCAGTGACCCTTTTTTCTATGGACCTGTTCGTTCTGTTGAACTGTTTGAGGGGTTGGCTTCTCCTGTATTCAATGCTGGTAGTTCTGTGACTACTGGCTATGGCTGCTCACTGAGTATTTTTGGTGCTAATCCTAGTGATTTCAGAGTCACGACAGCCTCTCCACTGTCTGCAAACGCGCATTGGTTCCAGTACGAAGATACTGCTCTTGTGTCTGGCGAGCGTACAAGATTCTTTTTTGATCAGTCTGTTGCTCTTCGTTCTGGTGAAAGTCTGGCTGCTGGTACTACCGATATTGGATCTAATTCCATATCTCTGCCTTCTGGCACAGACATGACTGACTTTACTGTTGGAACCCCTCTCTACTTTCATGACATTAGTACTTCTGGACTGTCTAGTGTTCTTTCTTCTGGGCCTAATTTCTCTACTGGTTCTGCTGGCACTGTGTACTACGTTCACTCTGTTGTGACAACGATTGACAGTGAGTCCATCACTGTGAAATCAGACCGTAGCGCAGCTTTTCCTACAACTATTGGGGTTGTAGGAACGTTGAATATCCATCGTGCTGATAGTCCTGTTACTGGCAAAGTTTCTTCGTACGGTAATCCGTTGTGGCTATCTCTTCAACAAGGTGCAAATACAGTTACTGTTGAGTATGTTGGGGTTGAAGTGTCTCCTGACTTTAGCGGTCAGATGTTCCTTAATTATCGTGAGCCTTATGTCTAATACATCCGGCTCATGGGTTGTTAAGGTTCGTTCTGTCACTGGCGAACTTATCACTGTTGTACCTTTTCGTAGTTTGATGTTGTCGTCTGAGCTTGACGGTCCCGGTGCCGCGTCATGCACATTTGATCTGGACTCGGACTTCTTAGACTACGGCGATGTCTTTGATAGGATTTTTGAGAGCGATAACCTCTGGGAGTTTTACCTAGATGAGGTGCTTGTTTTTGACTGGCTGCCTACTAACTCTGAGATTTCTTATGTAGACGAGAGTCTTGATCGTCAAGTGACGGTTAGCGGTAAAGGCGTTCTCGATTGCTTGCGTCACGCTATTGTGCTTCCTCCTATAGTCAATAAGGATATTGCTGCGTTGCCTGGGCAATCTATTATCAACGACGCTGAGATAACTGCTGCTACTTTTACTGAAGGTAGTGGAATGTTGTACAAGTACGGAGAATTAGCTACTTCTCTGTTAGATCCGTACGAGAAGACGAACATGATGCGCCACTGGTACCAGATGTACTTGCGTGCTAAGCAGAGGTTTCTCAAGGATGAGGCAGACACTTCTGTTACCAATCTCGCGCGCAGCTTTCTTCCTACACTCGCCTTTTCTTTTAGTGTCACTACAGACTCAGCCGGGGTAGCGTGGACGCCTACTCAAGATCGAGATGGTACGTGTCAGGCTAACGGTGTCAATCTTTTAGACCTTCTTTCGGAGTGCGCCAAAATTCAGAACAGTTCTTTCTACATGGCTCCCGGTGGAATTTTGCACGTTGCAGAAGACCTAGGTGAAGATCTTTCTGAGAGTGTTGTGTTCTATAACCCAGTGCTTTTTCAGAAGTCAAGGACTCGTGATCGTGCTGACATAGGTAACAGTGTGTTTGGGTTGTTTGATACTAGTTTGTATCAGCCTGTTGGTGGCAGTGTCCTTAAAGGCATTCATGATGTAGAGTCTCGTACTTCGTGGGGACGCAGAGAACGTTTTGTCACAATTCCCGGTGACGGTACTGGGCCTGACGTTACGCAGTCCCCTGCCGCTCTTACTTCTGCTGAGCTTGAGAAGTATAAAGAAGAACTTAGTTCATGGACAATCTCTGCTCCTCCTTTTATAGAGATTGAGCAAAGCGGTGGAGATCCGATCACTATTAATCGTGCTTTTCTTGACTATCAAGTAGGAGATTGGGTAGGCTTTGCTTCTGAGGGCCGACCTAGTGATCCTGTGTCAGTGGAGAAGATAAGAGTAGTTGCAATCTCTGCTTCAGTAGACGAGGCGGGAGATTATTCTACGCAGCTTACTTTACAAACAAACATTCAACTCTTGCGAGAGTTGGTTGTCGTTACTAGGTAGACGATTCTGCCGATAGCTCTTATAGAGAAGAATTTCTGTCTTTTGGAGGCTGCCTGATGGCCCGCTCTTTGTACGCGTCTACTCCCGGTGATTACGTCATTGATGTGGCGACGGGAAACCCGCGACCTAGCGTTCCTGTTGAGGTGTGGGACTCCCGCACTAGCGGTACTCAGGTCACTGATCTGCTCAACATTCTTGGTGAGACTGTCACTGAAGTTCTTTCTAACGATCAAGGACTTGTGCAGTTTTACGGACCCGATAACGAGACAGACCCTCTGTGGCTAGATACGGGAACAGGTTCTCGTATGTTGGTTCGTCCGACATTGAAGTTTGCTGCTGCTGCTGACGTTGCAGCTATTCAAGACGATATTGATAGTCTTCAAACTGCTGGTGGTACGTATCTTCCAAAGGCAGTTTTTACTCAGCTTGGCTCTCTTGCTGTCGGCACTGGTGCTGGTACGTACACAGAGCTTACTAAAGGTTCCTCTGGAAAGTATCTTAAGGCAGGGGCTTCAACAATCTCCTGGGAAGACATTGACTTTAACAGTGAGTTGAACGTTAGTATCACTGCTGGTGTTGATACCCCTGTGGGTACTATTGTTGCTTACGCTGGCAGCACCGCTCCTGATGGTTGGGCTATTTGTAACGGAGCTTCTCTTCTTCGAGTCTCTTATCCTGATTTGTTTGCTGTTATCGGTACTACTTTTGGCAGTGCTGACGGCACACATTTTAATATTCCTGACCTTCGAGATCGTACTATCGTTGGTTACTATTCCTCTAGCACTATCGGTGCTAGCTCTATTGGTGTGAAGTTTGGTAGTGGGACTCGTGCGCTGGAACCTGCCAACATGGTAGAGCATACGCATTCCATGTCTCATCAGCACCCTGCTGGAACGACCGATGTTCAAGGGTTGCACTACCACTACGTCGAAGCAGACATTAATGCTCCTAACCTTTCAGGTGGAACTGAAAACGTAGCGCGTACGAAGACAGGAGGAACAGCAGTCGGTACCGCAGCGGGAGCGCACGCGCACTGGTACACGACTCCTGTCTTCACTGGGAACACCGGAGGAATGGGGGGAACGTCTCTCCCGTTTGGGATTGTTCAGCCGTCAATGGCTCTTAACTACATCATGCGCGTGACAAAGAGTACGTTGAGCGGTTTGAATCGTTCATACTCTTATTGGCCTGTGTGGGTAGCAGACGTTAGTGATGGTCTTACTGCTACCACTAACCTCACTACGCAGAACGGGACATGGACTGTTGTTTCAGGTCAGGTGAACTGTGTAGGCGCTGGCGCTTCTACTCTTTGCACTGCTCGTCACAACACTCCTTTCTCTGCTAGCTTCGCTGGGTATGCTGTCGAAGTTGACTTTGAAGTGCAAGCTTCTCTTGATGGGGCTAGCGAGTATGTTGGCGTTGCTGTTAATACATCAGCCGGCTTCGCGGCTGGCACTGGTGGTGTCTCTCTGAGAGTTAGCGGCGACGACAAGGTGACGTTCTGGGCAGGCACGACACAGGAGACTACTGCCAAGGCTATTACTGCTCTGAGTAACGGTTGGCACACCATGAGACTAGAAATTTCTAGTGCTATGGCTACTGCTTTTGTTGATGGTGTTGCTGTCTATCGTACTAACGAAGAGAACATCATTGCAGAATTTGAAGAGCTAAACATTTATGCTGGCGTACTTGTGTATGGTACGCAAACTGTCCGATTCCGAGATCTGAATGGTTGGTCTTTGTCTTCGGGTATCAGTTAGGAGATGAGATCTTGTGCTTATCTACACGCCTGCAATCTTTGTTGAGGGTTTCTCTATCTCTCACGCCGCTATTCTTGATGGTGAAACGCGTGCTGGAACAATTGATGGGGACATCTACGGTGTACGATCTGGAAGTATCTCCGCTAACGTAGAGACAGTCGATGAGCTTAGTAACTCTGTTGTTGTGAGCACATGGAATTCTATTAGCTGTATTGATTTAGAAATTGAGTCTGGTTTCATTTCTCTTCCTTTGGTTTCTAAGTTTGCTCCTGAGTTTGTGAATTTGGGCATTTATCCAGACAACTCTTTTCTTTCTATGGATCTGTGGTCTCCTGACTATTTGAATCCTTCTCCTACTCCTTTGCTTGTTAAGGTTCAAGCAAAGGATAGTAATGAGAACTTTCACAATTTTGAATTCGTATTTTTTAAGGTTAAGCTGAGTCCGTATTCTCTTAGTCCTGCACAATATAAAGAGGGTATGTCTATCAGTTATAAGGCAAAGGCGGTACTGTCTGATGTTAATGAGCTTGGGTACCCTCTTGCCAATCGAGCCTTTGGCCGACTCATTACACGCACTGGTGCGGGTACAGCAGAGTACACGCCGGAAAGCAGTGGCTACACTCCTCCCATCACACCTCCTGATCCGGGCGGGGGAGAGACTCCTCCGTCTAATACTTACCCATCAACCACGTTGTATCCATCAACCACGTTGTACCCAACGCCGTGATGTAGTGTCGTTGTTTAAGGGAGGTACGATGAGCGCGCAAGTTATTGTTTCTTGTTATGTGTGTGATGACGACATCAAACTAAATAGTGATTTTGTCCGCATCATTGTTCCTGCTGTTGGAGATTTCCCTTTCTACTCTTTTACTTGCACTCAGTGTGAAACCTACAGTCTTCGAGTTCTTCTTCGTCGTGAAGTTTTTGATGCGTTGCGTAAGGTAGGAGTTCAAGTGCTCACTGCTCCTGCCGAAGTCTTTGAGCGTGATCCTGATGCTCCTGTCCTGACTAAGGATGAGCTACTTACTTTTTGTCTTGAATTAAAAGAGTTCACTCATTTAGAAGAAGATCTTGTAGAAGAATAGTTTGTATGCTATCGTTAGTGGTTGTTGGTTATTGCCTGCTGTGAGGAGCTAGTGTGGATAACGAAGCTGCTGAGGATCTCATTAGACAGACGAAAATAAAACTCAAGGAGATCTTACAGCTTCGTGAGAATGGTAGCCCTTCTGCTCAAGGAGTCATCACAGACTTTCTTATTGCTGTTGAGGTAGCGAGTGATGACGGTGATACATACGTTACTCACCTAAGAGATTTTCATAACGGTGTGTGGAGAAGTCTTGGTCTTCTTGAGTACACGTCCGCGTGCCTTCGAGATTCGTTTGATATTTTAGACATTGATGAGACTATTGACGATGGGGAAGAGTGACGTTGCCTCAGCTTCCTGAGCCTTACGAATTGACACAGATTGTTTCGCAAGCAAAGCGTGCTTTCAAAGAAGACAGTTCTTATGTTGTTGCTATGCTGCACCAGGCTGTTAACATTCAGAACAAGCGTGACAACTACAAGATCCGTGCCGAGTTACGGGAAGCAGAGCGAGTTGCTCGGGAGAAGTGCTCGTCTTCTCCTGCTTTTTCGTGTAAGGTGTTGTCTCCGTGCGGGACTGGTAAGTGCGCGTTCTCTGAAGATCAGTACAAACAATTGAAGGTCGTAGAATTCATTGAAGACTCTGTTGAAAAACCACAGGGCGGACCAGCCTGTTCGATAACATCGGTGGTGAGTCAGCTACGTGAGCAAAGAAGAAGGGCAAGTCGGTGACACCAGAACTAGAAAAACTTTCTAAGGTATTAGCGTCTGACGAACATAGATTAAAGGTTGCAGATCAAGTTAAGATAGCAAAACATGTTCAACTCCCTACGCTAGAGACGTGGAATGACAAGCCGTGTCTTGCCCACCATCAGTGGAAAGATTTTGATGGGACAATTCGTACGGGGATTCCTAAGCCAGGGTGTCGTCGTTGTGGAGTACTTCCTCGCAATCACCAGACAGTTGGCTCGACGTGGTTGTACCTTCGTAAGCGTGCGCTTCTAGCAGACGGGACAGGTACCGGCAAGACAGTTAATTGTGCGCTGCTGATCGCCATGATGAAGGAGTCTGGCGAGCTACGAGGAAAGAAGCGCATTCTTATTGTGTGTCGTGCTCCTGCTATTTTGCAGTGGCGTGATGAGTTGCATCGTGTCATGCCGTCGTTGCGAATCGAAGTTGCTTCAGGTACTAAACGTGAACGTATGAACAAGTACTGTTACTCGTGGGAAGTTCTCATCATCGGACCAGAGATGCTACTTAAAGACGATGAGATCCTTGATAACTTTCAGTTTGCTGCCATCATTACCGATGACGTAGACACGCTACGTAATAGGAAGAACAAGTCAGCGTTCGCTATTCGTCGTTTGGCAAATCGTTCTCCTCGTATGGTGATCATGTCTGCCACGCCTTTGCAGAAACGGTTACCTGAGATGTACGGTGTTCTGGAATCTATTGGCGGGCGGGAACTTTTTGGTTCTGAGTTTCGATTCATTCAGCGATACGTGCGAACAGAAAATGTTTTTCATGCTTCGTATCATGGGCCGGGGGCTAAGGCTAAGCGTATCGTCGGATACCAAAATATTCAGGAGTTCAAGGGTCTTATTGCTCCGATGGTTCTTCGTCGTACGCCGTCTGATATTGATGACGTAAGTATGCCTGCCATTTCTCCAAACGATGTGTACTTAGACCTCTATCCAGCACAGCGGGCTAAGTATGAAGAGCTACGTCAAGGTGTTCTTAAGATTGTTCGCGAGACAGGTGTTCAGGTCAAGCACGCTGAGGCTATGGCTCAGCTTATTTACGGTGCTCAGATCTGTACTGGTCTTGTTTCTATTGGAGAAACTGACGGGCCTCGCACTGCTGTCAAACTTGATTGGTTGATGGAGCGTCTTGAGGATGGTGGGGAGTTTGCCACTGAAAAAGTTGTAGTCTTTGCTCAGTGGAAAAACTCTATTCGTGCTATTCAAGATAGGCTAAATGCAGCACACATTGGGTATGAAACTATTTGGGGAGAGCAGCCAGATAAGGCGGCACGTAAGGCTTCTCAAGACAGGTTCTGGGATGACCCTCGGTGCCGAGTTCTTATTGGCACGTCCGCTATCGAACAGTCATTGAACTTGCAGTGTGCTCGTCACCTTGTGAACATGGATATGATTCTCAATCCGGCTCGTATGACGCAGTTAGCAGGTAGAATTAGTCGAGATGGTAGTCATCACAAGACTGTTTATGTTCATAACCTCTTGACACGGGATACTCAGGAAGAGAATTATCTTGCTGTTCTTGAACGTGAGCAGGCATTACTTGATTCTGTGTGGGGTACGACGAACGAGTTGTTCCGTCAACTTTCTGGATTAGAATTGCTGAATCTTATTGCCAGTTGAACATACTACTTTATCTTGGTTATGATATAGTAGACTGGTGCTGCCTGCGTATCTTGAAGAAGCTATCGCTGATCGCCTAGATATTGCAGAGTCTCTCGCGTACACGATGTGGCGTAAGACTCAGGGTTCTAATGTTTCTCTTGACGATCTTAAGGGTCAGGCTTATTTAGGTCTAGTGTTGGCTGCTAACTTATGGCTTCCTCACTGTGCGCGCAATGACTATGACCCCAACGACTTGAGTTACTTCTCTGTGTACGCGCGGCACAGGATTTACGGTGAGCTTGTTGAACACCTACGGTCTTTGGATTGGGCAACTCGTACCACTCGCGCTCGTGCCAAGATGCTAAAGGCTATCTCGGAGGCAGAGGAGCTTACTGAGGAGGAGATGGCTGAGCGTTCTGGGCTTTCCCTGAAACAGGTACGCCGTGTCCTCACTGTGGCTGACAATGGGCACCACACTATGTCGCCGGATATGTTGGCTGCTGCTTCTGAAGCGTCACACTCTTTACGAACACAGGCACCAGAAGGGCCTCGTTTTGAGCGCGAAGTTCTTGATCTAGCGTCAGATTTTATTGAAACTCTACCTGAAGAAACTGTTACTATTATATCTCTTCACTACTATATGGGGCACGATCTTCATATCATTGCGAAGATGTTAGGTTTAACGGAGGTAAAGGTGTCAAAGATTCATTCGACTGCCCTGCTTAGATTGCACAGTAGTTTGAAGACTCTCACAGCCTGAAGAAATTCCCCACGATTCTGTTCGCAATTCCAGACAAGCGGCGAGCGCGTATGTTAGCGTTGCTCAGAGCCACTTGACAACTACTCGTCGTAAGGATTCACCCATATGCCACGTCCCAAGCCCTTTAGTAGGAACTCTGTCAGTTTGTCTTCGACTGAGAAGCGTGAATGGAAGAACGTTCCTGCTGGGCAGATTGAACCTGATGATGTGGTTCGTGACGTAGGAAAAATTCAACACGTAAGTAAAGACGCGTACCGTGGAAAAGTTGAACTGATCAGTAACGATGTCTTCTATTTTAATATGGACGAGACCTTGTTTGCTTTTGTTAAATCATCTGTTTGAAACTTTCTTTTTTAGTGATTGGGTTGACACTTGACTGACTTGGATCATGCTCAAATCGTTCTAGCTGCGATAATACCAGAGCGTCGTGACCTCCTTGACAAGGCATTGCGCCACCTGACGGAGGGGCACTTCCTCGATCCTGTCTTGAAGAACACGTTCCTTTTCTTGGAGCGGTACGCGGCTGTTACAGGGGCTATCCTTTCTCGTCAGGCATTGCTCGATCAGCTTGCTAAGGCTCGGGTCGATGCCGGTAAGGCAGCGGTTTACGCTGAGACTTACGACTTGCTATATGTCAACAACGTCAGCGATGCAGACTTCCGTTGGTCATTGAATCAACTGCGTGAGCAGGTTGCTACGCGTGAGACAGATCTGGCCCTTCGTGAAGCAACGACCATTCTTACTAAGGGTATTGAACTTCCTGATGGCAATGAACTCACAGGACACTCTGACGCACGTTCTCACTTGCTTACAAAGTTTGCTGAGATTGATCGTGAGTTGTCGATGCAGGACACACCTGAAGGTGATGTGCGTGCTGAGGTAAATGAGATCCTTGAGGATTACAGTGAGCGTAAGCGATTGCATTCCTTGGGTCGCGGTGAGGGTATTTTATTTGGCATCCCGGCTCTTGATGCAAAGGTTGGCGGGTTGCAGAATGGTGAGATGTCTTTGATCATCGGAGCTTCTGGCTCTGGTAAGACAAGTTCAGTCACACAACTAGCATGGCACGCTTCGACGCAACAAGGGAAGAATGTTGTCATTGCCACAACGGAAACTCTTCGAGATCAGATTCGTCGTAAGTTGATTGCTCGACACTCTAAGCTATCTAAGTTTGGATTGAGTGAGGGTTTGAACACGCGTGACCTTAAAGCTGGCACGCTCACTGAGTCTCAAGAGATTAAGCTTCGTGAAGTAGCTGAGGACTTCGGAAACAACCCTGCTCATGGTGTGTGTTATGTCATGCAGGTTCCGCGCGGGGCTACGATTGCGATGGTCGAGAGTAGGTTCCATCGTTTGCAAGCTACGTTTAACATTGACCTAGGTATCATTGACTACTTTGCTCTGCTCAAGTCGGATCGTCGCCGCAATTCTGTGCGAGAAGAACTAACAGATATTCTCAAAGCAGGTAAACAGTTTGCTACTTCTTTTGATGACGGTCGCGGTATCCCTCTCGTTTCTCCTTGGCAGGTTTCACGCGCAGCGCAGGCTGAAGCTGAAAGTGTTGGACATTACACACTGTCTGCTTTGGCTGAGACTTCGGAAGCTACTAACTCTAGTGATGTTGTTGTTAGTGTGTTCGCTTTAGATACTACAAGTCGTTACGGTGATGTTCGTGCTCAGGTTCTTAAGAACCGTGATGGTGAAACTAGTGATGCTGTTCCTTTGCAGGTTGACTATGCTACTTCTTGTTTTACTGAGCGTGGAACTACCACTATAGTACAACAAGAAGACAACCTTGACAGGTATGATTCCTTGTTTAGTTAGTTTACGTGTTACCTGACCAGTGTTTTTGCCGATAAGTTTTGTAAGGAGAAAGATTCCGTGGCTATAGAGGCGGCTGACTGGCAGAAGGTGCTAAACCTTGTGAGGTCTATGGGGTTTTATATTGACCGGCATGACTCCTCGACGGGAAAGCTTGAGATAAGAATTCCCCAAGTGCGGAAAGTTGATCCTGACAAGAAGGGCGAGCAGGACACCTAGCCGCGTGAAGGTAGGTGTTCCTTTTGGAAACGTACGTATTCATTTCGGATATGCAGGTTCCTAGTCATGATTTTCCTGCTATCTCTGCTGTTACGGAGTTCGTTTCTGACTTCGAGCCAAACAAACTTTTCATAGTAGGGGATGAATACGACGCCCCCGGCACTGGTCGGTGGAAGAAAGGTTTGGCCGGAGAATTCCTTGACAATCTTCAAGAAGGTCTTGATGAAACAAACAAGATTCTTCGCGCGTTCCGTACGGTGCTTGGTGAAGGTAAAGAGTTTGTCATTCAAAGATCAAACCATACTGACCGCATCAAGATGTACATAGATCGTTACGCTCCTGCTTTGAGCAGCCTTCGTCAGTTGGATTACTCAGAGCTTCTTGGTCTCAAGGATCTTGACATCCGATTCAGCAATGAGATCACTGACGTTGCCCCCGGTTGGTGTATGGCACACGGTGACGAGTCGGGCCTCAACAGGACAAGTGGAGGCACTGCCCTTGGTTTGGCTCGACGTATTGGAAAGTCTGTCATCTGTGGGCACTCACATTCCCTAGGCTTGCAGCACGACAACGCTGCGTACAATGGGAAGATCTCTCGTAGCCTTTACGGTTTTGAAGTCGGACACCTCATGGATCTGAGGAAGGCTGACTCTGCCGCTGGTGGTTATCTCAAGTACGGTGGAGCGAACTGGCAGGCAGGCTTCGGAATCTTGTACGTTCACGAAGATTCTGCTCACCCTGTCCCTGTTCCCGTCATCAACAATTCCTTCGTCGTTGAAGGTCAACGCTATGCATGGTAGAGTTCACCTGAGTATTTGCCGATAGCATTTACGAAGTCCCTATTCTTCTAAGGAGCCTGTTGTGGCCGGATCACTTACCAACGCTGCCGAAACTGCGGTGCTTGAAGCTTTGTTCAATACGTCTGACGTTTACACTGCGCCGTTCAAGTGCGCGCTTGTCACTGTGATCGGCACTGATTCTTCTGCTGGTACTGAAGCTACGGGCGGGTCATACGCACGTCAGACCATTTCTTTTGACACGGCTGCGTCAGGCTCGATCACTACTGATGCAGACCTTACCTTCACGCTGATGCCTGCTTGTACCGTCGTAGGCGTAGACATCTATGACAGCAATGGTTCACCCGTTCGTGTTGCGTGGGCCTCTCTTGCAGCTAACAAGACTGTCGGTGCTGGTGACACTCTCGTCATCCCAACTGGCAGCCTGACTGTGACTCTGGACTAACGTACCTTGTCTTAGTTACGTCAGTGAGGACGACCTCATTGGAAGGGAGGCTCCTTCCAATGAGGTTTTCTTTTTGTCTGGGGGTGTCTGTCTAAGTGGCTGTCTATACAAATAACTCAGCAGGCGCTGCGTCGGGCACCTCAGTAACAGTCGCTAACTCCGACGACAATGCTGCTGGTGATGCGTTTAGTGTTGTCTCTGGTACGCGTATCTATGACAACACGTGGTCTCACTCTGGTTCTACTTCCTTCAAGTGTTCAGGCGCAGGCGCTGCCGGTCTTATTGGCTGGAACGTAGGTACTACTGGAAACGCTTCCTTCAAGGGCTGGTTCTGGTTTAGCTCTTTACCTGCCGCTACTCAGAGCATCTTGCAGTGTCGTATTGCTTCGCCGGATTCTAACGGCGGCGATGTGATGGTCCAATCGAATGGCCGACTTCGTTTTGGTACTTCTGGTTGGGTTTCTAACACTGTTCTTTCTACCAGTACGGCTTATCGTCTAGAAGCGTGTTGGACAGCCGGGGCTAGCTCTACAACAGGCCGAGTTCGTATTGCTATCTTCCTTGGGGATGACCTCATCCCTTTGGAAACCTACAGTACTGACGAAACGAACACAGGAACTACTACATTTTCTGGATTCCGTTTTGGGAAGCTGACTTCTTCCGGCACGTGGGATGTTTGGTTTGACGATGTTACTTACAACGACGGCGGCACCTCGTTCATTTCTTCTGGTATTACCCTCAAAGAGGGAGCGGTTCGCGATGCTAGGAGTAAGGTTGCGGGCACTGCTAGCACGTCAGAAACAATCACGCTTCCTGACTTTGTTTCTGGTGACAGCCTTATCATGGTTGTTGCTAGAGATGCCACCTCTGGCAACGCTTTCTCGGGAGACTCTGACTGCTCTGTGACAGAGATTGTCACAGGTAACAGGAAGATCTCTGCCCTTTTACTGACTCCTGCTAGTGGGTCGATCACTTCCTTCGTCCTCAGTAACTCTACGTCTGCTCGTTGGCGTTGGTGGGTGGCGTCTATTGCCGGAATAGATCCTAGCTACGCCATTGAAGCTGCGCATAGCGATATTGGTAGCAACACTACTAACGCTATGGCTATCCCCACTATTACCACAGCACATGGAAACACTGTGCCTAATGGTGTGTCTATTGCTGGAGCTTCTGTAACTACTACTGCTACGTGGAATCCTATTGCTTCCACGTTCTTTTATTCAGCATCTGGCAACACTGCCATGTCTGTTGGATTTAAGCCTGTAACTGAAGGCTCTGGAACTGTTACTTGGTCCGACTTTGATCGAGGTAGTAACGGCAGTTCTCGTGACGAGTCTGTTCTTTCTCTTTACCTTCGTCCGTTCGATGCAGAAGCTACTGCTGTTGCTGCAACGTCTGTTTCTTCTAGTGCGTACTTGAGCTTTATCTCTAATCCTGACGACGTTGTTGCTGTCTCCTCAATCACAGCGTCTGCTCTTCATCGTGCAGTAGCCAGCGCGCAGGCTGATGCTGTCTCCTCAATCACAGCGTCTGCTCTTCATCGTGCAGTAGCCAGCGCGCAGGCTGATGCTGTCTCCTCAATCACAGCGTCTGCTCTTCATCGTGCAGTAGCCAGCGCGCAGGCTGATGCTGTCTCCTCAATCACAGCGTCTGCTCTTCATCGTGCAGTAGCCAGCGCGCAGGCTGACGCTGTCTCTAGTGTCAGTGCCTCAGCTATTACTGTGGACTACGGTTCTGCTCAGGCTGATGCTGTCTCGTCTGTCTCTGCTAGTGCTTACGTCATCACGTCTGCCAGTGCCACGTCAGGAATAGTTTCTAGCCTTTCTGCTAGTGCTTACGTCATCACGTCTGCCAGTGCCACGTCAGGAATAGTTTCTAGCCTTTCTGCTGCTGCGAACACGGTGGACTACGGCTCTGCTCAGGCTGACGCTGTCTCTAGTGTCACCGTGTCCGCTATCACGGTGGACTACGGTTCTGCTCAGGCTGATGCTGTCACCTCGATCAGTGCTGCTGCTCTCACTGTTGATTACGCGTCCGCTCAGGCTGACGCTGTCACCTCGATCAGTGCTGCTGCGAACACGGTGGACTACGGTTCTGCTCAGGCTGATGTCGTCTCCTCAATCGCGGTCTCTGCGAACACAGTGAACTACGGCTCTGCTCAGGCTGACGCTGTCTCTAGTATCACCGTGTCCGCTATCACAGTGGACTACGCGACAGCCCAAGTAGACGCAGTTTCTTCTGTCGCTGTCAGTGCGCTTACTACTGACTACGCGGTAGCTCAGGTTGATGCCGTCTCGTCTGTCTCTGCTAGTGCTTACGTCATCACGACAGCTTCGGCTACGTGTGCTGCTGTCACTTCCTTGTCCGCCTCGGCTGTTGCTACGTTGTACACTGCCGACGCTACGGTTGCAGCCGTCACTACGATCAGTGCCGCTGCCTATGCGCGCGTGCCTGCCAGTGTTTCTCTCGCAGCTACCACCACGATCACTGTTTCTGCCCTCACTGCTGACTATGGCGTAGCTCAGGCTGATGCTGTCTCATCTGTCTCTGCTAGTGCGTACGTTATTGCGTACGCAACCTCCACAATTCCTGCTGTTACTACGCTGACAGCGTCCTCGTTCCTTTCTTACGACGCTGCTGCCACGGCTGGTTCTACCACGCTCGTTCGTATCTCAGACGGGTATTACTGGGATGGCGACTACTTCTACGACGACGACATTGACTTCGTTCCTACGTACTCGCCCGAGCCTTACGCTATTAGCTACGCTTCTGTCTCCGATGTAGTTGCTACAAGTTCTGTTGCTGTATCTGCTACAGCTATTCTCTACACGTCTACTGTTGTCACTGGTACTACGGACATTACAGTAGACACCGAGAACAATCAGTTTGGATCTGCTGTAGTTGACGCTGTCTCTACAGTGTCTGCTAGTGCGTACGCTCGTGTGCCAGCAGTAGCTACTCTTGCTGCTGTCACGTCGATCACTGCCTCTGCTCTTACGATTGACTATGCAGTAGCCCAAGTTGATGCTGTCTCTAGTGTCAACGTGTCCGCTATCACGGTGGACTCTGCCTCTGCTCAGGCTGATGTTGTCTCTGCTATCACTGTCTCTGCTCTTACGATTGACTACGCAGTAGCCCAAGCTGGAATTGTTTCAGACATTGTTGTCAGTGCGGTATCGGACGGCAACGCCTCGGCAACTGTTGCTGCTGTCACCTCTGTCAGTGCCGCCGCTGTTGCGACACATTACGCAGCCGCACAAGTAGATGCCGTCTCTAGCCTGTCCCTTGCTGCGGAAGCTATCGCTTACGCGACATCTCAGGCTGACGCTGTCACCTCGATCACTGCTTCTGCTGTCGCTTCTTACTACGCAGCAACGCAGGTAGACGCTGTCACCACGATCAACGCATCCGCTCTTACTACTGACTATGCGGTAGCTCAGGCTGACGCTGTTTCCTCCATCACTGTTGCTGCTCATGTCCTTGCGTATGCAGAGACTCAAGTCGATGCTGTCTCTGCCATCACAGTTAGTGCTGCCACCACTGATTACGGAGTCGCTCAGGTAGACATTGTCTCTTCGATCAGTGCTGCTGCTGTTGTCGTTGTTGCTGCGTCTACTACTGTCGTTAGTACTACTGACATCGTTGCCTCTGCCCTCTACGTTGCTGTAGCTAATGCAACTGTTGATGCTGTCACAGAACTTACGGTGTATCTTGACGCTTCTTCTGGTGCGAGTCTTGTGTCGGAGATTGTTTCTGACGTAGAAGTTTCTGCGCACGTGAGAACTTTTACTGAGGCAACTGTCCCTGTTGTCAGTTCCTTGTCTGCCTCTGCTACTGCTACTCAGTTTGCTTCGACAACTTCTGGCCTTGTTTCAACGCTGTCTCTATCGGCTACCCAATACGCTTACGGAATAGCCGCTGCTGATGTCATCGCTAGCTTCAACAGTGCTGCCTTGGTACGGATGTATGCGGATGCGATGGTGTCATCCTTCGCCACTGTTACGATCTCAGGCTACACGTTTGACTTCGGAGATCTCTCTGTCGATCTCACGTCAGATATTTCAGTTGCTGCGTTGCTGCAAAGCTACGGACAGGCAGATGTTTTACTTTCTAGCTTCCTCTCGCTTGATGGTTTCGCTGTTCTCTTCTCTGACACTACGATTGATCTCACGTCTGACGTAGTTGTTAGTGCGGAGACGATAGCTGTTGGCTCAGTCCTCGTTGTCGTTACCTCTGAGGTAACTGCGGCTGTCACTTCAGCTATCTCTGCCATCGTCAGTCCTATCTCTGTCACTTCAGCTATCTCTGTGGTAGGAGGTCTGCTGTTTGAGCTAACGCTCACTGCTGTCACAGCGACCTCTGTCCTCACGGTGCGTGTGTATCTTGGCGCGCCGACGCTGAGGAATCTCTCGGCAGAGAACATGGGCACGTTCTTTGATGCTAGTGTTCTCAATGCAAGGGTCGGGTACGAAGAGATTCTCACTGATCACGGAGACTTTAGCTTGCTGGTTCCTGAACAAGAGTTCGGAGACCTAACAGAGATCTTGTCTGCTGAGATGTCTGACTAGGTAATTCCCGATAGTACTACTGAGACATTACTTTGGAGGTTCCCAGCAATGCGGGTTAATGAGATGAAGGTTGGCGACCTGTTTCCTCGCCCTCGTCTGCGGTTGCAGGCTGACGGCGTCGGAGTAGATCTATCTGAAGCAGTGTCTGTTGTTGCACGGGTGCGGCTGCCTGGATCTGCTGAGAGTGTTGATCGGGAGATCATCGTTGCTGATCAGAGCGTGCCTGCTAACTATGGCGTCGTCACGCTTGTCCTGCTTGCTGGTGACACAGATTACCGTGGAACGATTACGTTTGACATCGAAGTTGAGTGGGCTACAGGTGTACAGACGTGGCCTTCCAAGGGGTACTTCAAGATCTGGTTGCTAGAGGACGCTGACTCGGCACAGGGTGGACCAGTTCCTTCTGCTAGTCAGAACGATTCTTTAACTTTTGGGCGTATTTATGATGTGTCCATCACTGATCCTCAAGATGGTCAGTTTATTTCTTATGACGAAGATCTTGGTCGTTGGGTGAATGTGGACGCTCTCCTTGCTAGTCTCCCTCGTGCTCCTCAGTGGTTCCTCTCAGGCGTGGCAGGTCATGCTGATCCTGCCGACATTGACAGTCCTGTTACAGGGGATACTTTCCTCTACCCAGCTTCAGGTGATCTCTTCTACTACGACGGCGATAGTTGGGACTACTCAGCCACTATCGGTGGAGCATAAAGAAGAACCCCCTAGGAAAATCCTAGGGGGTTCTCTCTTGTACTGACTACTTTGTTGTCAACTTCAGCAGCTTAAAGGTCTTGGCACCAGGAATTCCGTCAGCACCAGGAGTTCCTCGTTTAGCTCCTAGCTTGTTGATTTGCACCCACCTAGTAAGAGTTCGTGTCTCCTTACCGAAGTAACCTGTTGCTCCACCAGGGTTGAGTTTTGCTGCTACTCTTGGCCCAACAACGCGACGCAATTCTTTCTGATAGACCTTTACGTCAGCGTTCTTCTTACCCGGCTTGACATTTGCTTTCGTCACAGTTGGGCGAGCAGGGGCTGGCACAGGAGCAGGGGCTGGCGCACCGGCCACAGGAATCTCCATTGCTACGGACATTGGAGTCCATGTAGCGCCTCCTCCGTTGTTGTCCATGTAGCTGTACCTGTTGCCCTTGTAGGCATGGTCTGCTACAGCAAGGTGAAGGTGCGGGCCAGAGGTATTACCAGTTAGTCCCACATTTCCGATGTGCTGCCCTGGTTGAACTCGCTGCCCCTTCTTTACCTTGATGCCTCGCTTGAGGTGTTGGTAGAAGGCGTAGTTCGTTTTACCTGTTTTGCGATTCTTAAACTGAATCACAATCCAGTTCGATGCCTTACCAGAGAACGGACCTCCGAGACCGTGTGTGTAGTTATCCCACACACCATCGTTGCACGCAACAACTGTTCCATCTGTGATGGAGTAGACCGGGTGCCCTGTCCCATTGGTTGCTAGGTCGTAGGCAAAATGTCCTGCTCCGCTAGAGTATCGCCACTTTGCACTGATCCAGTATGACCCCTTCTTAAGGGGAAGCGCCTTTGCCATGAGTTAGCCTGCCTCTTCTTCGCTGTCAGCCGGATCAAGAGGAGCTTGTCCTTCAAAAAGTTCTACGTCATCGTCCTCTTCAAACTCTGCACGCTCTGCAAGTTGTTCTGGCGTACGAGTGTCAGTAGGAGGGATGGTTGCGGCTTTAACAATTTGATCGGGAAGGTCGTTAACGAATCCTGCACTGTCTGGGTTGCCGAATTGCTTAGCAACTGCTGCCTTGACCACATTGAGCAAAGCAACAACAGCCACAGCTACGGCAGGATCAAGCTTGTCTGCATAGACAAGACCGATACCGATAGCAGAAAGGATCACGGTAACGAGTACGCGCTCCCCTAGATCTTTCAGGAACTTCTTATCAAACATTGCGTCTCCTTTGACGACTAGCGGATTACGTTTTTACAGTGTACACTCTAGTAGTTAGAGTGTCTACTTTGTGCGCTGTCGTCAGTCGGTAGAGTGTTTAGACGATAGTACCTGTAGAGGAACTGTCTGTTCATACGAGGAGAACCCTGTGCCCATTTCCTTCACTCCTACTACGTGGATTGACTACCCTGACATTACTACTCCTGTTTCTGCTGCTGCTCTGAACCGTCTTGAGACAGCCATCAGTGCGCTAGTTTCTACAGTGAACGGGATTTCTGTTCCTGAGGTCGTGAGTAACTGTGCGTACTGGGATGAGGGTCTTAGTGAGTGGTCTGCTCGTCCCGCTGTTGGTTCTGGGAAGCATGTGTGGTGGTTGTCATTGCTTGATGCTGCTGCTCCTGCTCCACCAGAAGCTGTTGCCGGAGATATTTGGCTACGACACCCTGACTCTACATTTGGGGCGTAGTTATGTCCCTTGAACAGCGGGTTCTCAGTGCTAGTGGTTCGTGGGATGTTGATGGTGCGCCTCCTGTCTTTCCTCGCGACACTCTTATTTACGGTACGTACAAGCCAGGTCCGACAACGACTGGTTACCGTGGAACGCTGACTTACGTTGGTGACTTTACGACAACTTCTCATGACCAGATTGTCGAGAATTTGTACATCTCTGGGCGTCTTCTTATCAAGCATCATGGTGTGACAGTTCGTAACTGTTATATCTCAGGCGGAACAGCTTCTGCTGCTATTGATGGTTACGCTTCTATTACTGCGTACAGCGCGCAAGATCCTGGAACTAACATTTACGACTGTACTATCCGTGGAGATGTTGCTACTAAGTACTCTGCTGTCGGAGTACAGGGTCGAGACATGAATATTTATCGTTGTAACATTAGCGGTTCTATTGATGGCATCGGGGCGCAGTACTCTAATGTTGGGATTTATGGGTGTTGGGTCCATGATCTTGCTTGGTACGTTGACGGCTGGTTTGGAGGAACTCCTACCCACAACGACTCTTTGCAGGTACACGGAGGAGATAACTTCACTGTTATCGGAAATCTTTTTGAGAATGGGTACAAGGGTACGTCTGCTATGCTCATCACTCAGGACGTTGCTGCCACTTCAAACGTCATCATTGACAGTAACTGGTTCCGATCTACGTGGGTAGAAACTCCTGGCAATTTGCGTGCCGATGCTACTGCTACGGGGCTGAACATTTCTCAGACTGGTTCGACAACTGCTGCTATGGTCAATGTTCAAGTTACTAACAATAAGTTTAGTGCTCTTGAAACATGGCGTGTTAATCACGCTTCACTTATTGATAGTGGAACTTACGATCTTATGGTCGCTGCCGGAAAACTACACGATAATGTGTATGAGAATACGTCTACTCCCGCTAAGATTACGAGGAACCAAGTATGACCTTTAAACGTAATTACTGCGAAGGTACAAGTGGCGCTGTTGTCACTCTTGCTAACTCTGTTGATAACTCTTCTGGTGATGCGTTGGCTGTGTCCACTGATGGCACACGTACATACACAGATACGTGGGCTAATCATGGTACGACCTCTTGGCAGTGTTCGGGTACGAGTGGTCTCACTTCCATTCTTGGTTTCACTATCACGGCAGCAGCGGGACTTTCTACTCGCTGCTACTTCAGAGTGCCCGCACTTCCTGGTGCTACTTGCGCCTTCTTACAGATGCGTTCTGACACGGACTCTGCCCGTGGCACCATTGCTATGCGTACCGATGGTAAGCTTGAGGTCACTACTCAGGGCGGGGTTGCTTACACTACCACGATGGCTTGCAGTACTGATACCACTTATCGTATTGAATGGCGGCAGATCAAGGGTGTTGATACGTCAACTGGGACTGTTGGCTTTAAGATTTTTGCCGGTGAGTCCGCGTCTCCCCTAGAAACATACGAGACAAGTTCTGCCAACACTGGCACTAACGATTTAGCCGCTTGGCGGTTAGGCAAACTCACAGGTATTGCTTCTACGTTCACTGTTTTGTTTGACGACGTGGCAGTTGAAAACCAGGGAACTTCCTACCTCGGAGTAATGCTAGGTGATGCTGTCATTGTGTATGAAAAGAAAAACATCCTCAAGGTAAATACTACGGGATCAGTTGGCACTCGTTCCCTGTCATACACGAGCGGACCAGCGGTCACGATCTCTGAGCCAACGACGGGTGTGTTTGAGGCAATCGTTTCTGATCAATCTCGTCGTACAAAACTAAGCCTTCAGTCAGTTGCTGATACGACAGTGACTCAGGAAGTTATTGTGCCAGGGATGAACCTTACAAACATGCTTGTATGTTTGGGTGGAGACTCTTCTGACTTAGCTAACTGGCAACTACCGTAAGGAGGAACTGATATGCCTGCTACTCTTGTGTACTCCTTAAGTGACATTGTAGAAATTGATGCGACTGGTTCTAATGGTGTGCTGTCTTTAGTACAAACAGAAGGAACGACTGCTTCGATCACCGAACCTACAACAGGTATCTTTCGTATTGCTCGCCCTCGACATGCGGATATTCTGATCTTTAATCTAACTGCTTCTGCTGACGGGCCTGATGTTTCCCAAGAGATCCGTGTATATCCGATTAAGTTATCTCAGCAACTGGTGTTCCTTGGTGGAACTGTCGGAGACCTGGATAACTGGGTCTAGGAAATTGCCGATAGGTTCAGTAGGACTTACTTAAGGAGTTTTATCATGGTTGTGAGTTTGCATTGCCTCTATCAAGGGGTTTAGTAGATGGCTACTGACTATCCTACGGGAATTGATTCCTTCACTGCCATTGTTCCCGGCAATACGCCAGGAGTTAGCACTAAACTTAGTGATGAAGTAGGCGGACGTTCTCACGCCGACATCATTAATGATCTACAGGCTGGGCTTGTTGCTGTTCAAACAACTCTTGGCATTGATCCTCAAGGCGCAAGTGCTACAGTTTCTGATAGGATTGCTGCTAGCTCTGCTGCTAGCTTTGCTACTACTGTTAAGTTTGCGAGGGGTTAATCATGGCAGACACTCTCAAGAGAGTTGCTGGCCCCACTGCCCTTGCTGCTACAGCATCTACGCTTTACACCGTACCTGCTGACACTACGACCACGGTAGTTGCTATCCATGTAGCGAACCAAGGATCTGTCGAAGCAACCTTCGGCCTGTCTGTTGGCACTGACGGGGCAGGCAAACGATTCTTCTCTGATGTGAGAGTTCCTGTTGGTTGCGCCTTCGATTGGGCTGGAACTCTTGTGCTTGCTGAAGCGGAAGTCCTTCAAGGTCTTGCTTCTGTTGCTTCTACTTTGACCGTGACTATCAGTGGAGTGGAGACGACATGAGCCAAGAAATTGTGGGCCGTTCTGACTCGGACCATTTACTTGAAGAGTGTCTCGTTGAGATGAACTATCTCTTGCGTGAGCTTCGATCCACCATTGGATACCCAGATACGGCTGGTCGTCAACGTGTAATCCTTGACGCTATCACAGCTTCTCTTACACTGGCTACCATTACTACTGTGGGTACAGTAACAACTGTTACGACACTGACTAACCAAGCTCAAGTAGGTGGCTTGCTTGCGAACGGCGATCAGGTCGCGCAGTGGAATAACATTGCAGGCTGGAATAGAAGCTACATAGATGTGCAGCCATAGACATGTCCTACAACTCAATCAATTTTCTGTTCAATAATGGAGGGCAGTAGTCATCGCTACCACAGTCAATCTTCGCAAGATCCTTGATCGTAAATCATGGGAGATGATGACTCCTGCCCCTGTTGCTAACGCTGCTGGTATGTTCACATGTTCATCGTCTCTACACGATCAACTCACCATGTACGTGACTTCAACAACTGTCATCTACCTATACAGCCCTTTCGAGGATTCATGGATGCAGGTTCCCACCTCTGGTCTTGCGGGAACCTTTGGTGCTGGCTCGTGTGGTGTGCATCATCCTAATGGACCGACTGGTACAGCTACCGCTGGTGGAGCTTCCACACTGACAACGAACCTGACGATCCCTGGCTCCCTCGCTGGCTACATGATCCGTATTACGGGCGGTACGGGAGCAGGACAAGAGGCAACCATTGCCTCGAATACTTACGGAGCTAACTCCGTAATCACAGTGACGGCTCCGTGGTCCGTCAACCCTGACGCCACTTCAACGTACATGATCCAGTCTGGCCGGTTCTGGGTCTTCATTGGTAACAACGCGACGCAGGGTTTGCGTTACTACGATGTGGCGACGAACACTTGGTCTGGCGCTTTGTCTGTTACTGGCATCACTGCCACGTTCGCTACCGATGGCCGTCTACGCACGACTGCGGGATACTACGCAGACCTGGCTACCGGAACAGCTACATCTGCGACAGCCACGACCCTTGTAAACTCTGCGAAGTCCTGGACTTCTAGCCAATGGATCAACTCTCAGGTGCGTATCACTGGCGGCACAGGTGCGGGTCAGGTTCGCGTCATCACCGCGAACACTGGTACTACATTGACTGTTGCCACTTGGACTGTTACGCCAGATGCCACGAGCACCTACACCATCGAGGGCGACGACAACGCCTTGTACTTGGCAGGTAACAACGCCGTTGCCTTGTTCAAGTATTCGATCTCTGGTAACACTTGGTCAACCCTGTCCCCTGGCGCTGCTAGGTCAGCAGCACCTGGCGCAGGCATGTCCTTGAACTGGGTGCGTAGTGTCTCCGATTCACGGTGGACAGATGAGTCGGCCATCAAGAATGGTCGTTACTTCTACTCATTCCGCGGCGCAGCCTCGAACGCACTTGACATTTACGACATTGCGGCGAACACATGGACTTCCAATGTTGTGTACCAACGACAACAGGAAACCTTCACCACTGGCTCTGCACATGAACTGGTTGGTGACTACATCTACTCCGTCAAAGACGCTACAGGACGCATGTTCCGGTTCGATGTTGCAAAGCAGAAGTTAGATCCATTCGCAACTCTGACGTATCCTCAAGGTGCCGCAACTGTAG